GACCGTGACAGGCCCACACGAACAGCGGTACGTGAAGCCGCACGATGCACTCTTCATCGGCGGCGATCACCACCATGTCCATGGTGGACGTGAATTGAATATCAACCATCGGAGACTAGTACCAGCGGGCTCTGCCGCCAATGGGCCGACCCGTCGAGCCGAGGATCCACAGCACCGCCCCGATCACGATCAGGATGATGCCGATGGTGGTCAGCAGCGGTACCGGCAGCAGCAGGCCGAGGATCAACAGGATGACGCCGAGAATGATCATGCTCGCGGCCCCCACACTCCCCGCGTGCCCAGGAGAACCGTGGCGATCAAGTTGATGATGACGAGCACCAGCAGAATCCAATGCAGAGTGTCTCCGGCCATGATGTTTTCCTCTCAGTCGACCTATGAATTCAGTCGGCTGGGGCGGCATTTGGGACTGCCTCGACGTCGACCACTTCCCCGTTAAGGTTCCCCTCATCGACTCCGGCGAACCCTACGATCACGCCGGTCGACGTGATCGGCATCTCCTCGCCGCCCTCGTAAACCACCGCCATGATCTTCTCACGGGTGATCCAGGAATAGCGGTTCAGGAACTCTTCCTCGGGGTAACCAAGGCGTATTGCCGCACCCTTTATCAGGGCCAGAATCACCTCACGATCGTTTGCTGTAAGCAAATCATGATCATGCCAGGTGTCCGGCGGGAAGATGACGCGGCCGTTGGGCAACTTCAGGCCGATCTCTTGTTCACGGATGATGTGGGCCCCGTCCACAGCGACGCGCGTCATGGTCTAGAACCGTACTACAGGGATCACAGGAGATCACCAGGTTGGCTCGACTCCGTAGAGCTGAAAGTATTGCTCCAACATTCCGTCCAGCAGCTTGCGGGAATCGATCGCGCCACCAGCCAGGATCTCCGGCCAGTCAGCCTGGATTTGGCCTTGATACGCAGTCGAATTGGTGGCCCGGAAGAATGTTGGATCATTGACCAGATCGGCCACCTGCGGATGTCGCGCGGGCGTGTGTCGCCAGATCGCTTCGCGACGCTGCACGTGAGACAGTACCTCGTCCTGACTGAGCCGCAGACTGGCCCCGTAGGAGCTGGGCCCGGTCTCGAACCGCGACTTCTTGCGCGGCAGCTCGACGACTTCGGCCTCTTCACCGCGCCGGGTGCGCTTGCGCCGGGTCGTCTTGGGCATTTGCTTGCGTTGCTCGTCGGAGATCGCCGGACGGTTCATCTGGTTGCGCGGCGGCTCGGTCGGGCCGGGGATGCCAGGTGGCAGATCTGGTCCCATGCCGCCGGATGGCGGGGTGCCCGCAGGCGGCTTGCCAGTCGGTGCATTGACGTTCATGTTGGCGCGCTTGGCGTAGTAGCCCGCCGGGGCCGCTCCGGGGGCCGGTGCACCGGGCCCAGGTGCGCCAGGACCGGCAACCGGCTGGGTGCCGCCTGCACTGGGTGGCGCACCGGCCGGACCCTGCCCCTGTGGCCCCTGAGGGCCTCCACCGCCCTCGGGCGGGGGTGCGCCACCTTCGGGAGGGGCACCGCCACCTGGAGAAGCGCCACCGCCAGGTGCGCCCATTCCGGCAACTTGCTGCTCGAACATCGCCTTCTGCACCTCGGCCTGTTCGAGCTGCATCGCGCTCTGTTCCTGAATGACCGGCGTCTGGGCGTCGAGCTGATCGGTCTGGTCCTTGCCCTGACGCAGTTGCAGGGTGGACATCAGGTGCTGCGCCAGCTCCGGCGGGTACGGCAGATTCTGCGCGTCGCACAGCACCTGAACCTTCTTCATCGCCTGCGCGGTGGCCATCAGCTTGGCCACCGACTCGTCGGCCTGGACCTCCAACTCCTGCTCGAATTCGACGTCGATGTTGACCGCCAGCGTCTTGTCGGAGATCGGCACACCCATCGCCTTGAGCTGGGCGATGAAGGCGCGCTCCTGCGCCTCGTCGCGCAGATTCAGCGTCGAGAACTTGACATCGGGGATGAGCAGCTTGGGCACCTTGACGATGCGCTCGTCCTCGGTGCCCTCGTCGATGACGATCTCGCGGTAAATCGGTACGCGCCGTCCACCTTTGAGGTCGTAGTCGAAGTGGCCCTGCGCCTCGGCGATGACCTCCGCACGCTTAATGATGTGGCGGCGCAACGCATTCTGGAAGCCGACCATCATCTGGGTGACGAACTCGCGGTTCAGAGCGCTTGAAGCATATGGTCCGCCACTACCGCCAGAGATAAGAGCTTCGCCGATGCCCCACGCTTGAAGGAGTTTCGCATCGATGCGCTGGTAGTCCGCATCCAGGTTCGGAACCGATTCTCGGCCGAAGACGGACTCGATTTTGAGTCCGAAGTTGTGCACGAGCAATCGGAAATCAGCCGCAAGGGCGGTCTGCATGTCGTCTCGGGTGTCGTCAAGCTCGTCCTGGCTTGGGATCCAAGGCTCTCCGTCTCCGAGGTCTGGGACGCCGAGAGTTGCAAGGATAAGAGGCGAGTAGAGCCGATCGCTAACTGCATCTTGAGCTGCATTGAGGGACTCCTCCATCATCAGGGTGCGGAAGCTCCGCAGTAGATGCGGGGTGCCGTAGTTCGCCCATGGGGTGGTCCGGTTGACGATGCGGGAGATCAGCGCCTCGCTGATGTCCAGCCCGTCGTTCTGTGCGGCGGCTTGGATGATCTCGGGGTACTCGCGGGCCAGTTGCTGGTATTCCTCGGTGCGCTGCAAGCGTTCTGACGGCGTCTCCTCGGTACTCGACAGTTGGTTGCCCTCAGACATCGGGCCCTGACGCAGGTTGTCGACCAGCTCCTTGACCAGAAGCTGGACACGCTCACGCTGCACGAACAACGCGCGCGAGACGCGCAGACTGTCCGGGTTGAGGATCTCCTCCGATGACCACACGCCGAGGCTCTCGTTGAAGTGACCCAGGCTGGTGACCTCGCCGACGGTAAAGTATTCTCGCCCGAACTGATCCGGCAGCCACTCCAGGTAGTTCAGGTCGTTGCCGAGGAACATGTCCTCGTAGAATTTCTTGATCAGCGGGTCTTTGGAGTCGAATTCCAAACCGACACAAGGGAATTTGGAGTAGATGTCGATCAGCAGCGGCACTAGGTCATGTGTGGTGTAGAACAACCGGCACCAGCGCCGGATGGATATCAGTTCCTCGTGGTTCTCGACGTTGAACGGAATTCCCTTGTCTGCCAAGGTTCCCAGCGGCTCACGGATCTTGGGGATGGCGACCTGCATGTTGGAGCCCTGGCGATAGGATGCCAGTCGCTGCCGGTTCATCGTCGCGGTCAGCGACTTGTTGTGCACCGCCGTCGAGATGTTGGCCGCCTCCGCACGGGCCATCGTCGGGTTGTTGGGCATGCCGACGCCCGCCATCCGAAGCCGGTTGGCCTCGGCCTGCCAGTTGGCGCTGCCACGGTAGAGCGGTGAACTCATGAGGCAACCTTCGTCAGGCACACCTCGGTGTACCAGAGTTCATCGGGCACCTCAGGATCCTGAATAGCCTTCTCTTCCATCGCAACCCGGAAGGACGGGAACACCGGGGTGCCGCCGTTCTCCAGCAGCATCGAGATTTCCTGGACCGTGCCGATGCCGTCGTAAAGCTGTGCGCCGGTTCGGCATTCGACTCGGTCGCCGGGCTTGAACGGGATGGTCGCCAGCACAAAGGCCAGCGCCAGCTCCTCGGGCGCAGGCGGGAGTATCCGGGTACACCCACCGCAGAAGTTCCGGTCGGTACCCTCCTCGACGAAGACGATGTCCTTGTATGCCTTGCACCCGGAACAGAAATCGATAGCCACTTTGGCCTCACTCACTGAAAGATTGGGGGCCGCCACTGGCTGCTGGGGCCCTGCTCCGGCATCCGCCGGGCCCAGTCCTCGGGAGGCCGGTGCACCACCGTGGACGGCGGCCGCCGGGCCCCACCACCGATGTCGTCGTCATAGACGGTCCAGTCGCCGAACATCACGCGGGTGGCCTTCTTGTCCTTGCCCTTGACGTGCTCCTCGACTTCTTCGCCGCTGGTGCCTTCGTGCTCCTTGACCTTGTGCTGCATCCCCTCAGGCAGCGTGGAGGCGTCGTCATCGCCCTTCTTCTTGTCCGGCTCGGTGGTCGGCTCGTCGTCACGGTCGTCCTTGGACTTCATCTCGCCGAACATCGCGCGAGTGGCGTTGCGCGGTATCGGTACGTGGATCTTTGGCAATGCCATCGAGAACGCCGCCTGCTTGGCCGGGCAGTGATGCACGTTGGGATCCCACAGCAGCGCATTGCACTTGGAGCAGAACCGATCGCCGTCGCGGTAGACCACGGAGTGGTCGTCCTCACCGATGGCAGCAGTGCGATGACCCATTGCCCGTTCTGCGGCTTGTTTTGCTCCATCAAGGTTAAGCAGATTAGAAATACCTTGATGTCGAACCCTGCCCTTCTGATCCATGACGTGCCAATTCCCATCAGCTGCTGCGTGGCCGACTAGACCTTGATGCATCGCAAGAGCTTCATTGCCCTCGGGAGAGTGCTGCCAGCCCAAAGCAGCCGTCTTGCCCGGCGCGTGCGGAGCGTCGGCGTCCTCGCGGTCTTCATCCTCGACCCACTCGGTCTCGCACGCACACGGCGAATGGCCACATTCATCACAGGCCGTCTTGATGCTGCCCTCCATCATCATGCCGTCACGCACATTGATCTCACGGCACAGATACATGTCGACCGAGGCGGTGCGCTCATCGCCACCCTGGCCAATCGGATAGGCGTTGAACACCGCGCCGCACCGGCAGTTGTAGTAAGCCGGGACGTCAAACATCGAGCCGCACTTGCAGGTGAATGGTGCAGCCGAGTTGGTCTTGTAGGCAGCCAGATGGTCGTCCCACGTCCAACCGGGCACTCGACGGGTGAAGAAGCTACCTTCCTTGTACGCCTTCACCTTTGGCGCGGCCGGTGCAGCAGGGGCCTTGGGAGCCTTAGGCACACCGAGGTTCTTCATCACGGTGTTGACCCCTCTGGTACCAACTCCGGTTTCGTTGGCGAAGCTCTTCACCTTGTCCTCAGTCGGCAGTTCAGGCAGGCCCTTCTGGGCTCGGCCCTGATCCCACTTAGTCCACTGATCCATCACCTTGGCCTCAAAATCCCAGGCCGCCTTCTTCTTTGGCGGCGTCAGGTCGGTCATGTCTGGGGTGATGGACAGGTTGTCGTCGGGATGCACCGTCTTGCCCGCACCAGGGAACTTGAAGGTGTCCATGGTCTGCTGGGGCACCAGCGTGGGCGCAGCGCCCTGTCGGTTAAAACCCAGGCGGCCCCGAGAGGCTTGCATTCCTGGTGGGACACCAGGAGAGCCATAGGCTCCTTCACCCTTGAACTCTCCGCGACCGCGATCGTAGGCAGCACTCTCGTTGGGATCCCAACGATTTGGTTGCGCCGGACGGCCGAAACTGTGCGGTTCGTTCTGGTAGTGCTCCATCATCCGGCTACCGGCGAACGGGTCGTCCTCACCGTGGGTCCACTCGGCAGGGTCGTAATGTCCTTCCCAAGGAGGAAGACCTTCATTGCGGGGATCGAGATCACGATCCTCCCAATTGCCCGGATCTAGGTCGTAACGCTCATGCTCACGCAGCGGGGCGTTCTTGGTCTCGTTCCACGGGACACCGGCTGTCCGCATAGGCGGCACCCCGGCCGCCCGGAAGAACGCCTCGTGCCGGAAGTTCGGATTCTCCTCGGCGAACATGTCGCCCATGCTGGATGCGATGGAACCGCGATGCTCCACCGGCAATCCGGCGATGGCGTCGGCCACCGTCTGATAGTGCTTGCGGCCCATCGCCTCCAGCATCATGTGGTAGCCGTCCTGGGTCATCCCGAAGTGCCGGGCGATCCGGTACGCCTGCTGCTGCATCGGCTGCGGCGGGATAGCCGCCTGCGGTGCGCCAGTAGCCGCGTCCTGCGGGCCCACATCGACGGTGCCCTGTGGCGGGGTGACGTCGATCGGGTTCATCTGCTCCTCGACCTGCTGGGCGTACTGGATGGCCTGCAGGGCCTGACTCAGCGGGTCGATGATCTGCTGATACTCCTGGGTCTCGCGATCGATCATCTGAGACACGGCCTGTCCGGCGGTGTCGAGCAGGTGATCCTCGGCCGGTTGGTTCTCCATCTGCTGCGGAGGCGTGTTGGGATCAACCGGCGGCTGATCATCCGGGGGCGCTTGCGGAGCCTGATCGGAACCGGGAGCCGGTGGTGCCGCACTGGGATCCTGCGGCGGGGGTTCGGAGGCCGGGGACTCACCAGGCGGCGGGCCACCCTCCTCATCCTCCTCAGCGGCCAGCCGAGGGATGCCGTAGTACTGCTGGAAGTACGATTTGAGCTGCTTGCTGGCCTTGGGCTCTATCGGCTTGTTCTGCTCGGCAGATGTGGGCGCAGGCTGCGTGTTGCCAGCTTCTGGTAGCGCTCCCGTAGGCGAGGTGGGAGCGGACTCGACCTTGGTACCCTCCGTCACGTCAGCAGGATTGGGAACGGGAGCGGCCGGTGGAGGCGTTCCGGGGATAGTGATCTTGTCGCCCGCATTGATCTTGTTCGGATCGGTGATGTTGGCGAAGCCCTTGGCAACGTCGGGACCGGTATTGGCCTTGGCGATGTCGTTGTAGTCCTTGATGCCCGCACCCTGAGCAATCTCGAAGAGGGTGTCGCCGGGCTTGATCTGGTACTCGCCGGGCTTGATGGTGTTCGGCGCGATGTCGTTAGCCTTCCAGCCACCTCCACCCTCACCGCCACCTGCTCCGGCATTGCCGCCGCTAGGTGGTGCGATATTTTGACCAGCGCCCGCACCGACGCCGGGGGCGGGGGCATTATCTCCACCGCCAAACCAGCTTTTTCCGCCACCACCAGGAGCGGCCAAGCCCTGGCCTGCGCCCGCACCGACACCAGGAGCGGGAGCCACGTGGCCCGCGCCAGCCGTCGCCGGATCCTGGCCGGGAGCACCGGGTGCGAACTGGACCCTATTGGCAGGACCTACTGGAACGGTGCCCGGATCAATAGGCACATCGCGGCCAGTGTTCGGGTCAAAACGCTGCGTCGGGTTGAACAGCTCCTCGAATGGACTACGCGATCCACCAGGCCGGTCATGTTGAGTCGTCGGATCATAAGTACCGGGTCCAGACGGCGGCGCGGCCACCCGCTGGATGGCGCTCGTCAGCCACGGCGGGCCGCCCTTGTCGTCGTCATGGTCGTCGGACTTTTCGTCCTCGTCTCCCTCGTCGTCCCCTTCGTCTTCCTCGTCGCCCTCGTCCTCGTCAGAGTCTTCACGCTCTTCGTCTTCACGCAGCTTTTCCTTGTCCTCCTCGACTTTTTCCTCGTCCTCGTCCTCGTCGGCGGTGCGCCGGATGGCTGCGTCGATCACCCGAAACTCGTCGTCGGAGCAGTTGGCCGAATACAGCTCCAAGGTGGCCAGACTGGCCACCCGCAGATGGTTGGAGCGAGCCCAGTCGGTGTAGAGATCCAGGGCGATGCTGCCCTGACGGCCGGTGTTCTCCCAGTCGTCCTCGCCGGAGCGCTGGCCGAAATCGCGCTGCACCTTCTCCGGGCCGCCCTGGTCGACGCTGTCGAGATAGCCCTCGAAGTTGTCCTCGGGGATCAGATCGGCATCGCTGTGATAATCGGTCTGCTGGATGTGCTGGTCCGGCTCGGTCTTGTCGGCCAGCTCACGGAACGCCGCCGTCAGGTCGCTATGCGATAGCCGAGATTCCAATGCGGCCAGTCGGGCCGACTTGTGCTCACGCGCCCGGCATTCGGCGCATTTCTGCGAGTCGGGCTCGGAATGGCAGATCTTGCATGCGGTGCGTCGCGACGACTCCTTGGAGTCTTCGACCTTGTGCTTGATGTACCCGCAGTAGGCGTCAGGATCGCCCTTGTCCTTGTTCTTGGACACGCAATCGGCGAAATCGGAATAATCAGCAAAAGGGGCACCTTTGAGGAAGGCGGCCTCCTTCCACTCCTTCTTCATCGCGTCATGGACCCGGCGCATCACGCCGGTTACCGGCAGCACGTGCGGTTCGACGGTTCTGCGGATGTCGGCCTTGGAGTAGTGCCAGCGGTCCTCGAACTCATCCAGACCGGTGGACCCAAGCAGAAACCGCCCATAGGTCTCGCGCACATCGTAAATCGCAGCCTGTAGCTGCTTGGCGGCCAGGCGCTTCTGCACATCCGGCGCACTGTCCTCGACAACTGACGCTTCGAACAGACCGTAATCGCTCATCTTGCTGCCTACTCCCAGAAGACGGTTGGTGTCGTCTCTTCTGAGTGCAACGGCAGCGTTCTACAGGGGCAGGATGGGATCACTCGCGTGCGAGAATCCCCACCAGACCCCGGCGAAACCAAGCACAACACCGAGCGCGGCAGCGCCCAGGATGATCGCGATGGTGATCATAGGTAGCACTCCTTCGCGTGCCGCACCGTGATCCACGGGGTGTCGATAATGACCGGCGGGTTGTAGCCGGGCCCGCGCTCACGCAGCTCGTTGATCACCTGCAGTAGCCGCAAGGTGTCCTCGTACTCGCGGTCGCTATGCGTGTGAATGATCACCATTCCCCCTCGGCGGCATCCAACACAGCGGCCAATCGCACCACGGCGATGGCCAGCGTGTCCCGAACGGCATCCCGGCCCACCCTGCGCTGCTTGATCACCATGCGCTTGAGCGCGCCCGCAAACGCCACGATCAGCGTGGTGGGGGTGTTGGCAGGGGTTTCCTCGCGAGCGGCCTCGATCATTCCGTCCAGCCAGTGATTGAGCGCCGTAGTGCGCTGATCGACATCGGCGATCACGTTGGGCGGCAGTTCGATGTCCATCATGTCGACTTGGGTGGCTCGGGTGGTTTGGGTGATTCCGGTGGCAGGAAGCCGCCATTCCCGTTGGACTTCTTCCCGACGACATAGCCCGTGTATCCGGCGATCACCGAGATGATGCCGCCGCCCCAGGCGAGCAGAACCTGGACACCGTTGTCGGACAGTCCGGCGTTGATGTCGATGCCCAACCGGATGATGGCGGCGTACAACAGCGCGGCGGTGACGACGTTCAACGCGACGACCATGCCGACAGCCAGGATGATCGCGACAGTGCCCGAGGCTTCGCGCTTCGGCTTCTGTGGCTTCTCCGGCTCCTCGGTCACGCCACCGCACACTCGCTGGGTACGATCCGGCGGATCACCTTGCCGATGGGCCGATGGGTGAACGTCGGCGCACCCTGCAGCAGACAGAGGTATTCGTAACTTCCCGCGTGCCGGGAGATCTCGTCCTCGATCTCAACCAGTTCGTGATAGACCTCTTGACGTATCTCGTCTCTTTCCTCGGGAGACAGCATGACCAGCGCCTTTCATTCGCAATCAATACATAAGCTGGTCGTCGAAATCCTCGTAGTGCGTGACTGGTGCGGCTGCAGTGCGTTTGCGGGGGCGTCGGGCAATCAACTCCTCCACTCGGCCGACGAAGGCCGCCGCGATGCGGTGGGCTGCTTCGGTCGGCATGGTGGAAGTCTCGTCGGCGGCGTATCTCTGGGCCCGGATAATCAGCTCATCGCGGTCGTCGGTGTTCTGTCCGGCCAGGAAGTCACGGCTGCCCAGCTCGATGGCACGACGCAGACTAGCCGTAGTGGTGCTGGGCACGGTGGTGGGCGTCGGCATTCCAGGAGTAGCTACGTCCACACCGGATACGCCTGGCGCAGGAACAGGAGCCGCCGTGCCGGGCGCAATGGGATTGTCCTGGGCGTAGCGACGATTGGTGGTTCTCCGGTCGGCAAGGGCCCGCGCGCCTGCCTGCCGATCGGAGAACCCATTGAGCAGACTGTCGCGTACCGCCGCCAGTTCGCGCCGCGAATGCTCAAGTTGGGGAAGTGCCACACCGCAGTATCGTCCGGCCTCGGTGGAACCCAGGCGGCTGGCCGTATCGCGCGCGTGAAGGATGAGGTGGTCCAGCTTGGCGATGCGCTCGTCGACCGAGGCGATGGTGCCGTCGAACCAGGTGGGCGCGCTGCGCTGCCAATGGTCCAACTGGACGGCGAACCGGTGCATCGCGAGATCGGATTGCCGGGTGCTGGCTGAGCGGAACATGGCTGCCTCCTCACCGATTTACAACGGTGGAAGACAAAACCACAGGGATTATGCAGTGACTTTCTTGTCGGCCTCGGGATAGCGCTCGTATCTAAATTCGATGCCGTCAGGCATGTCCGGCTTCTCCAAGGTGTCGAGGAACTTGTAGGCCAGCACGCCGAGCCGGTCAGCGAGCACCCTGCGGGCGTCGCCCTTGACCTTGCTCATCTTCGCGTCGTCGACGGTGCGCCAGATGAACACGAGATCGGGGCGGCCCGAGTCGGTCTCCAGCTTCTCCTGGTAGCCGTCCTTCTCGCCGTTGACGAGCTGTATCGCGATGGTGGTCATGATCCCCTCCTTCACCTATTCCGGTGAGTCAGTGACCACCTCAGAGGCCGGTACCGGCATTTCTGCTGACACCTCCGCTGGTGTCTCCGGTAGCTCCGGTGTCTCCGCTGGCGCTTCGCCAGGCCGGTAGCGACCACGCCGGATCCGATGCGCCAGGCCCTTCTCGATCAGCCGATTGCAGCGGAAGGTGGCGGCATTCACGGTGATTTTCAGACCGTCGGCGATGTTGGTGACGACAATCCCATCGGGGCCGTCGTGAACCACCAGCCACTCCCAGGTCTGAGCCAACTCTGGAGACAACGACTCCATCTCAGCCAGTCTGGGGATCGCCTTCTTCTTGTGGTGACTTTTCTTGGGCGTCGTCGGGGTCGTCGATTTGGTAGCGATCCCGTTGAGAACCAGCTTCGCCAGCCACTCGCCCTCAACATCGTCGGTGGACTCGATGACCACTCCAGACGGCAAGATGACCCTCATCCAGATTCTCCAGGCCGGTAGTAGCCGCGCTTGACCTTGTGCACCAGGCCCTTCTGGACCAGCTTGTTGAGCCGAAAGGTTACGGCGGGGTTCTTGATTCCCAGACCATCCGCAATCTCCTGAACGGACGCCCCGGTGGGTTTGTCGTTGTCCACCAACCACTGCCAGGTTTCAACCAACGATGAGGAGACGGGGACGATCTCCTCAACCGACTTCTTCTTCTTATATGGCCCCCTTGGCTTCCCAGCCCGTTTGGTGCCATTGCGCAGCGCGTTGACCATGTCAAGGGCCTGCATGGTGTCTTCGGTCTCGAAGATCACATCGCCATTCGGACTGACGATGACCTTCATTCGGTCTCGTCCTTCGGAGTCTTACGGGCTGCCTTGATGTTGATGCTACGAATCATGGCACGATCGGCCGGAGTCATCGGCCCGTGGTCTTTGAGCAGATATCCGTCGGGATAGACATAGTAGCTGCGGAGCATATCTCCACTGGACGTCATCACTCTGGTCTTCAGAGTGGCACAACGGGTGCATCGTAGAATCTGATGCATCTCGTTACGCCGCATCACCTTATTGCGAGCCTGCTTGTAATCGTAGGGATCCCAGGAATGCATCACGTCCCGGCACCACAGATACTGTTCGGGAATGTCGTTGACTGTGCTCACTTGAGCCTCTTTTCACTAGACGACAAAATAGGGGAGAGCGGGGCCGCTGGGGGGTTAGCGACCCCGCCCTCCGGTTGGGCAGGTCTAGACCTCTTCCTTGACCGCAACACGCGCGGCGATGTGGACGGCTTCCAGGTGGCTCTCACCTACCTCGTGGGCCCGATCGGGATCCTCGAACCCCTGGACGGCGGCGGTGACCGCGTGACCCATGGCGAATGCGCCCATGTCGCCACCCTTGATGAAGGACGACAGAATGGCGTCCTGCTCGGCCTCGGTGTACTGCAGCTCCTTGCCGATCACCTTGATCGTGTCGGCGGGCTTCTTCACCTCGACACCGGCCTCGCGC